TAAAAACATTCATCAAATTATTTATAACTTCAAGGATTAACTAGATCTATAATTTATATACCGAAGGAGACTTAACTCCAAATGAAACTTATCAACGAAGCAAAATACTTACATAAGTTTCATACACTTAACATTGGTTCGGAGCTGCTCAAAAAGAGCAACTCCTACCAATAAATCAACCAGCAGAAAGCGGATAATTATCCACAGCTTCTGCCGGAGCCCCTGAAAGGCGCGACTGATCTCCAGGCCGAATCGTTGAGATCGATTGCGGGGGAAGGGATTTGGGGGGAGGATAGGGGCGATTTCGGTGTGAAATGCCCCAAATTTTACCAAGGGTAGCAATTAGCGGCCATTAGTTCCTCGTGGGCCATATGATCCAAGAACTCTTGATAAGATGAGTAACCCATCTCATCTAAAGTTTTAAGAAAATCAGCGTGAATCCACGCTTTGATTTCTTCCTGAGCCTTGGTTTCAAACGTAGTCATAATTAAATAAAAAGAACTACACCCAAACCATCTCTCCCTCCGCCCTCACACACACACTCACACACCTTCGCATCCAACCTTTCTTTTTTTCCTACGCCACTCACCTGCCTAGGTATGTTGCTTGATGTCTCTTCTAATTTTTAATCCAAAATGGCCCTCTTTAAGGGCCTTTTGGGGTATTATTGATCTTAATTTGTAGGTTTATGAGGCTTAAAATCGTTATATCTAGAGTTTTTAAAAATAATGCCCGTATCTCCTGCAGATTTTAACCTTTGGGCTCGTGTAACTGGTAAAAAATATCCTTCAACGCCAGAAGAAAAGGCTGCTGTTGCTCCTGAAGTACATAATTTTACCCGTAATTTTGGTAAACAAGGGGCAATAGGGGAAGAACAACAGCCGCAACAATCTAACCTGGCATCAAATATTGCTAAAGGTGCATTAATCGCTGGTGGTGTTGCTGCAGGTATTGCTGCTGCTCGTGATCCTCGCGTTCAACAAGCAGTTCAAACTGGTTTTGCTCGCGCAAAAGAAGCAACAACAGATGCAACAACTCGTGTTAAAGAGTTTTTGCAAACTGTTGGTGGTCCGCGTACTGTTGATGCTGATGTCGTTGGTGTAAGTTACGATGTAACGCCAAATACAACAGCACAGAACTATCAACAACAAGTTGTTCCACATCAAATTAGTGGTGTTGAACCTAAAGGTTTATTGACCGGTCGGGATTACACTCAAGCAGAATCTCTTGCAACTCGTCAAACTTCAGGTCCTGTTTCTGCTGGTGAGTTTGCACGACAGAAAGCACGTTCTGCTTTTAGTGAAGCGCTTCAAGTTCCTGGCGAAATGGGAATGAGTCCAACGCAAGCCAGGGAAGAACGCCGTGTTCAACAAGCTTTAGAACGTATGAATATGATGGCAAAACAAATGGGAGATCCATTCTCTCATAGTGAAAGCTTGCCATCCAATATCTTCCCTGTTCCTACGCCTGAAGGGGAATATGTTACAACTTCAACAGTTGTTGGTAAAATTGGAAGTTTAATGGGCAAGTTAGAACAAGGACCAGAGTTTAGTGGACTTGTTAAATATCAATTACCAGAAGCGGTTGAAAATGATGTTACAAATACCGCATTAGCTTCTAGTATTACGCCAGACAATGCAGTACCTAAAGCGCAAACATTTAATCCAAATAGCTTAACTGGTCAGCACAATATTGCAATGGAGGCTGATAATCAACGTGATCTTGCTGGTGAAGCATCAGCCTTAGCAGAAGCAATAACCTCTGGTACAACAACTCCAACACGTCAACGTTCTCGTCGGCTTTCAGAAATTTCACCCCAAGAGCTAAAAGCTTATGAGCTTGTTGCTGCTGGTGGTGAAGCAGGTGTTCCAATTTCTCTTGAACGTGCCATGGAGATTGTTGGTGGCGCACAAGATCTCAGCTTCCAAGAACAACGCCTATTTTCTCCTGGTGAACGAGTTGCTGTTGGAGAACAAACCTTTGAACCAGGCCAACGTCAAACTGGCCGCATGATGGGTGTCCGCACTGGTGCTTCTGGCAGTGAACGTGCTCTTGGTTTAGCAGAGCAATACGCAGAAGCTGATGTTGCAGGACTTACCTCTCAAGGTCGCAAGTCCGCTGGTGCAGCTCGTTTACGTGGACAAGAAAATACTCCCGATGTTTCTGCTGTTCTTGTTGGTGCAACAGGTCGTCCTCTTCGTGGCATGGGATCTATTTCACCAGAATCTCTTCGTGAAGCTTCAGGTGTATTTGCAGCAGAACAAGCAGCAAATCGTGAAATGACTGCTGGTGCAGTTGAAAGTTTATTGGGACGTTCTGGTTCTGATGTTGAATACGAACCTTTCACTGATGTTACAACTGGTTCAACACCAGAAACTCAAGAACGTGCTCGTCAAACCGTAAGTGCAGCACAGAAGCCCAGTACGACCAAGCAAATGAATCAATTGTTTGCTACACATTCATTTAGTAAACCAACAGGAACACTAACAAGTTTAGATCCCGAAAACCTTTCTCCTACTAGCAGTGCAGAAAATGTTCCGCAACCTAAATCAATTAGAGGTACAGCAAGTTGGGAAGAAACTTCTCCAGGCGGCGAAATTAGGGTGACAACTCCTCAGTTCTTGAATATTAAAACTGAGTCTGGCATTAAAGCAATGACAACAAAAGCATTGCGTCGTAATTATGGGCATATTGCTGATGATGTGTTTGTTCGTGCTGCTCAACATTATGCAGAACAAGATGGTATTGAACTTCCTGATCCAATGATTAATGAATCAGGCCGTATTGGTAACTATGATTTTAGGAATGCTGCCAATCAAGTTCTTTATGGTGCTGGTGAAGCAAGCGTTGAACGCTCCAAGATGATTGGTAAAGCATTCAACCAAGGCTTAAAAGCATCTGGCTTAGATCTTGCAACAGAAGATCCCTATGCTTCCCATAAGCTTTTTGCTATTACTCAAAACCAAGAACGTGGCCAAATTGCTCTTCAAGAATACACTCGTAAGATTGGTCGTATGCAATCTCAAGGGTTACTTAAAGAAGGTCGTCAGGTTCCTCGGGATATTGCAATGCGTAAACCTTCGCAGGGTTGACAGAGATAGAATTGTAATTAATTAGGTACTTACAATGACTGCACTTGAACCTATCATTGCAGCTATTCTTGGCTCTGGCGTAACTGCTGGCGTAGCTTGGATTGTCAAGCAAATTTCAGAACACAAAGCATTAGAATACGGTCCTATCGTAGCTCGTGCTTATGACATTATCGATCCTCTGCTTGAACAACACATGCAAGCCTGGGGTGGATCCGATGTAGAGTTTGCCATTGAACTTGCCATTGAAGCTATTGCTGATGGTGAAATCACTGGTAACGAAATTAAAGTTGCAGCCCGTGAAGCTTCTAGTCGTTGGTTGCCTGCTGTTGCTGCAGAAAAAGTTCGTAAGTATGTTACTGCTTCTAATCCGCCCGCTGAATTAAAAGCTGCTGATACTCTGGCAGATACTGTTAATGGTATTATTAGTAAAGAAGAAGGGTTAACCAAAACCCGTGAAATTCTTTCTAAGTAATGGCTGATAAGTGGATTCAAGATGCAATTAAACGCCCCGGTGCTTTTACCAAGAAGGCAGAAGAACGGGGCATGTCTACTAAAGAGTTTGCATCACAAGTAACAAAGAATCCAAAAGAATATGATGAACGTACTGTAAAACAGGCTAATTTAGCCAAGACTCTAGGTAAACTTCGGAAAAAGAAAGGAAAGTAATGGCTTTTCGTTATAACAAAGGAATAAGACAGGGGCTTGTTGATAAAGGAGAGCCGGTTGATAGCCGTATTACAACAACTTCATTCCCTACAGATTTTAGAAATAAATTTGTAGCACGAATGAAAGATACAAACATTGATCCCAACAAACAATCTTTTGGTGTATTTAGTAACGAAGAAGCAGAACGTTTTGCAAACGAAAAACTTCCCACTGTTGACAATGCTCCAAACTTTACAGACGAAGAATCAAACCTTAGAGCCAATGATTTTTTAAATAAATATCGAGCATCTTTTATTGTTCCAGACGAAGAAAAAACTAGTGCAGAATCCACGCTAGGATATATATCAGGTGATCCAAATTCTAATTTAAGGGGTGGCTTCCCAGGAGGCATGGAGGTATCGTGATTCGTCAAGCAGGAAAAGCATTAGGAGCATTTTTCTCTCGCCCTGGCGTACAAAAGTTTGCTAAAGAAGCAGCAACTAATGCTGCCATTGAAGGTGGTGTCGGCATTGCTGCAGAGCAACTTCTTCCTCGTGCCCTAGGTGTTACACCAGAAGCAAGTGTTGCCGAAAGTGTTCTTCGTCAGGGTGTTGGCGCAGCCATTGGTTCCCCTGTCGCTACTGCCTTACAAAGAAAAGGTTTACCTCAATCTGTTGCAAATCTTGCTGGATCTTTCGCAGGACAGCCAGTTGGTCAAGCTGTAGCCCAAGCTGTTCTTCCTGGCCCTCAATCCTATCCATTAGGTGTCGATCCTGAACCTCATCAAGCAGGTCACGCTGGATATGGACAACTGATGGCAAAACAACAAATGGAGGCAATGGCAGAAAGAGAACGTTATAACAATATGATTAACCTTGCTCTTGCTCGTAATTACAGCCACCCAAGTTTTATTCATCATCAAAGCAGCGGTACGCCTCCTCAAGATATTGCAATGAATCTAGTTAAGTCTGGATTCGGTGCTTCTAGTTATGGTTGATTATGAACTTTAACTACTTAACAAATAGTACTGAGTTTGTAAAGCGTTTTGCTGGTGATGTTACTGACGCATTAAAAGCAGGAATTAATCGTACACCGTGGGGACAGTATGCAAGTAGCTTCGGTACTCAATATGAAGGACCAGGAGCGCAATATGTAGGTACTGCTGCACGGAAAACAGCAGAAGCTGCTGCTGATGTTTTGACAGATAAAACACGTCGTAAAGTTTGGGCATATACAAATCCATGGCGAATGGCTGGCATGGCTGGTCAAGCTATTGGTCCCCGCCTTGGTGTTGGCCCTACTGCAGGAGCTGTTGCTGCCTTTGGTATCCCAGCAATGATCCATACCTTAAGTGGAACCTCAGGCCCCATTACAGAAGGATTACGTCCAGCTGGATATAAAGCAGTTTATCCTGTATCAAAAGAAGAAGATCCAACTGGTCGCACAGTTAAATCAGCACCCGTAGAATTCGGAATGCGTTATCTATTAGGACAACGCAGTCAATTATTACCTTATCAAGAATTTAAAAAAGAACGCCCTGACGTAGCACCATCAACATTCTCTCAGTATCGTCGTTATCAAACGATGAAGCCAGAGGCTGGAGAACTCATTAAAGTCGATCCGGAAGGCCAATCTTTTAGCGCTTTAGGTGGCGTTGTTCGTGGCAGTGCTCGTGGGCTTAATGACCCTGAAATTCGTATTAAAGGGGTACCAATTACTGCTAGCGCAGCATTAGGTACTGCCGCTGGTGCCGCAACAGTTCGTGGTTTAGCTGATGCAATTAAACCCACGAAAATTGACCCTAAAGTTACTCAGGCGGCTCAAGATCTTATGTTTAAAAAACGTGATCTTGAAAATGAATTAAAACGCACTACCTCGTCTGAAATGAAAGTAGAGATTTTAAAGGAACTTGGAAATACAGCAAAAGAATATGCTGAAACATTGAAGGGAATCCCAACTCCTAATATCGCACAAAAAGCTGGTCAAGCTTTGGGTGATTTTAAAGATCCAGTATTACTTGCTGCTGGTGCTGCTGCTGCATTAGGTACTGCTGCTGTTACTAAAAAGTTAATGCAAAAAGCACAAGAACGTCGAATTAAAAAAGAAGATCCCGTAGAATATTTAAAGTATAAACATGGAGATTTTTCTACTGCTGCTCAAGCTTTAGGACAACCCCAAGCTCGTAGCTGGCAAGATCTTTCACAGTATGTTAAATAAAATGAACAGTTACTTTAATCAAAAAGATTTTGAGCCCGGCGGCAAATATGGTCCAGATGCTGAAGCAATGCAAGATCTTATTGATCAAGCATCTCCATTTAATGTAGCAAATAAATCGTTTGAACCCAAATACAACTCTAGAGATAAAGCAATCGAAAAAAGTTTAAGTTGGCTGACCGGTACTGGTAGAGATCGTTATCGCAAAAAAGGAGAACAGCAACCTCAAACGCAATTTGCACCACAATCTGGTGGTGGAGGCTTTAATCAAATTGCTCCGGATATTTCTGTTTTTATGCCGCAGCAACAACAACCATTTACAATTGCCGCTCAACAACAACAAGGTGGTGGGATTGGTTCTACTATTGGTGGCGCAATAGGAACTGTTGGTGGTGCATTAATTGGTGGTCCTTTTGGTGCATCAATAGGTGGTAGTGTTGGAAGCTCAATAGGTGGCCTCTTTGGTTAAAGGTTGCTTCCTATAAAATATTACTTAAGAGGTATTAAATTATGGCAGTTCCTATTATTCCAATTCTTACAGGTGCAGGTGCACTTTTAGGTGGAATCAAGGGTTATCAAGAAGGTGGTTTAGGTGGAGTTGTCCCTGGCGCATTAACTGGTGGAGCTGTAACTGGTTTAGGTGCAGGTGCCACACGTATGGCAGGATCTAAACTACTTGGTAGCACTGCTCTTGGAAAAGCTGCTCTCACCAAAGCTGCAAGAGGTATTCCTTTGAGTGATGCAGATAAAGCATTATTAGCAGCACCAGCAGCTGCGGCAATTGGTGTAGGTGGAACAAGTGCTCTAACCGGCGGGTTTGGAACCGCAGGTCCATCTTCTCGTCTTGCGGGAGATCTTGTAAGTGCTGGATCTCAAGCAATTGGCTTAGGTCGAGCAGCAACATATTCTATTAACCCAGCTACTGGTGAAGTAACCTACAGTGAACCAGCGGTACCTAGTGGTCTGCCTTCTCCTGCTGGATTGCTAACGCAACAAGATCCTCTTGGTTCATATCAGGCAAATCTTCTTTATCGTCAGCAACTTGGTGATGTTGAAATGGATCAAGTTAAGAAACAAACTGCCTATATGGCGCCAGTTATTGATGAAATGAAACGGCGTGAGATGCAACGTCAACTTGCCGCTGCTAAAGTTCGCCAAGAACTTGCTACTGGTGCACAACTTACAGCACAAGGTCAACGTGGTGCTCAAGCACTTGCTTCACAAGGTATGGGTGCAATTGGTCAAGGTTTAGTTTCTCAATATCAATATGGTTGATTATGGCAGTTTCTGCAAAGAATTTTCCTTATAAGTTTACACAGGAAAATCAATATAAATTTGATCCTTCCAAGGCATTTACAAATGTGCCGCAATTAAATATTGCAGAGCAAATTCCTTTTTCAGTTATTGGAATGGATCTTGGTACAGGTAGGCGAGAAATTAATCTTCAGCAACCTTTACCCCCAACGGCACCTAGCGATATCTACGGTGGTAAAGGTGCATTAGGCAGTCCAGAAGAACAACTTCAAGTATGGGAACCATTCTTAAGTCGTCAACGTGGTGAACAACTTCAATATGCAAAAGCTGTTTCTGATCTGGAAGCACAACAACAACTTGGATTAATTCAACAGCTTTATCCAACTATTAGCAAAGCAGCACAAGAAGCAACACAACGAAACCTTGCTGCTACTCTTGCTTATGAAGAAGGTTCACCCAAACAACGTCAAGCCAGAATGCAATCTGCTCAAGCTGGAGAAGCTACAATGATGCAGGCTATTGCTAATCAAGCACAAGCAGCAGCAGCCATGCGTGGACGTTATCAAGGTAAAAACGTAGGTATTGCTTGATCTAAAATTACATCATAGTTAAACGGTAAAACAATGGGCGGCGGCAAGAAACCATCTCCACCAAAAGTAAAATATATTCCGGCACCACCACCGCCGAAGCCAGCGCCTGTCCCGACGCAATCTTTTAGAACTCAACTTGAACTAACAAAAGTTAGTAACGAACAACAACGATTAAACATGGAGCTTGGTGCTCAACTTGATCGCACTAATGAAGAGTTCTTTGCTGGTCAAGATATTCGTCGCCTGCAGGCTCAAGGTGCTGAACAACGACTTAGCACTAGAGTTGGTGGAGAAGAGCAACGTAAATCTATTGCTGCTACTGGTATTCAAGAACGCCTTACAACTGCTGCTCGTGGTCAGCAAGATCGAGCAACTGTTGCTGCTACTGGTGCTCAGCAGCGAGCAACTCAAGCTCAACTCTTGGCAGGACAAGAGCGTCAGATTGGTTTAACTGGTCGAGAGCAACGTAGAACTGTTGCTGCTACTGGTGCTCAGCAGCGAGCAACTCAAGCTCAACTCTTGGCAGGACAAGAGCGCCAGATTGGTTTAACTGGTCGAGAGCAACGTAGAACTGTTGCTGCTACTGGTGCTCAGCAACGCTTAACTCAAGCTCAACTCTTGGCAGGACAAGAGCGCCAGATCGGATTGACTGGGCAAGAACAACGTAGAACTGTTGAAACCACCGGTGCTCAGCAACGCTTAACGCAAGCTCAACTCCTTGCTGGTCAAGAGCGTCAGATTGGATTAACAGGACAAGAGCAGCGAGCAACGCAAGCTCAACTCCTTGCAGGACAAGAACGCCAGATTGGTTTGACAGGTCAGGAGCAGCGTTTAACTCAAGGTCAGCTTCTTGCAGGACAAGAGCGCCAGATTGGATTAACAGGACAAGAACAGCGTAGGACTCTTGTTACTTCTGGAGAACAGCAACGTTTGGGTACTGCCGAAACAGGTAAACAACAACGTTTAACTCAAGCTCAACTCTTGTCTGGTCAAGAACGCCAGATTGGTTTGACTGGTCAAGAGCAACGCGCTACCATTGGTAAATCTGCCGAGGAGCAACGGTTAACCGACTTGCAACAAGAGATGTTTAGGCGCTATAAAGAAGAAAGGGATTACGCGCAGTCACGCGCTGCTTACAGATCATGATCGAATGGTTAGATACGTTAACGGAAAAAGAACGAGAAGCGTATTTAACATTCTGTAAACAAATAAGTTCTCCGATTCAAATGTATCTTTATGCCCGTTTTCTTGGGTATCAAGGTACAATTGTTGATTGTAATAACTGGTCTAAAAAAGAATTTAAAAAACGAAATCTTAATTCTATCCTTGAAGTAGAAATTGATTCCATGCAACAAGACATATCAAAGTTGCGTGATGGTATTGATCTTGGTGTTGTAAAACAAGATATGGGTGCTGCTCGTATTGCAATGCTGCAAAAAGAATTGCGTGGCGCTATTAAACAAATTAATGATGAAAAATACTTAGCAGATAAACAAGGTTTGATCCTTGCTGGTGCTGATCGAGCCCTTAGAGAAATTCTTCTTATTTTTAAAGATGATCCTATTGAACAACCACTTCAAGAAGCTTCAATGGGAGTCTGGACTAAAATTTTGGCAGAAGAATCTTAAGATTACTGTTGTAGTCTTAAGTCATGGCAAATACATCTCTTTATAGCGTTTACAGACGTACAGCTCGTGCTGCAGCAAAACAACAAGTAGTTAAAAAAACATCTAATATTGATATAGAAAGAGCACGAACAGATTTTTCTTATTTCTGTGAAGTAGTAGCAGATAAACCACCAGCAGAACACATGAAACTTTGGCATGAGCATTTACATACTCATGAAGATAGCGAATGCTTAATTGGAATTGCTGGCCCTAATGTTGACATCTTGGCACCAAGGGGCTCGGCTAAATCAACTGTGACAGGTTTATTTGCAGCATGGGCAATTGGTGTTCATGCACTTCACCGTCAACCATTAAAGATTCTTTATATCTCTTATACAGTTGATGTTGCACGACCTAAAAGTGCAGCCATCAAAAGAATCATTGAAGAAAGTAAAGCATATCGTGAGGTGTTTCCAACAGTAAAGATTGCCAAAGGAATTAACTCCAATGAGTATTGGAGTATTGATTGGAAGTTTGCAGGAATTAAATCTACTGGTGAAGAAGAGTTTACAATTTGCTGTGCAGGTTTGAAAGGTGCAGTGACCTCAAAGCGGAGTCATTTACTTTTGCTTGATGACGTTGTGAAGTCGGCTGATGATATTAAAAATAAAGATATTAGGCAAGCCATGGAAGATAACTGGAATTCAGTTATCGTGCCAACCATGTTTGAAGGTGGACGCGCTATCTGTCTTGGTACACGATTCCGTCATGACGATATTCATCAAACTACATTTACTCCTAACAATAATTGGATTCAAATTGTTCAATCTGCCATTACTTTAGACAAGGATGGAGAAGAAACTTCTTACTGGCCTGAGATGTGGTCACTAGAGTACCTTAACGAAAGGCGTAAGCAGGCTCCAATTAGTTTTAGTTTTCAGTATCAGAATAAAATCATTCAAACCAGTGAGATGTCACTGTCTCCTGATCTAATTGTTAAAGGTCAGATTCCTACTGAATTTGACTCTCTTGGCGTTGGTGTTGACCTTTCTGCTGGTGTTAAAGAACGAAATGATTACACCGTTTTTGTAATGGGTGGTCGCATTAAAGATAAACTTTATATTATTGATTGCAAGCGCATTCGCGTTATGGGCAACATTGAAAAATTAGAAGCCCTAATGGAGATGATGTACGAGTGGGGAGTTATCCATAAAGATGGTGATCAATATTATCCAACAGGTAGTAATATTGATGTATGGTCAGAAGCCGTTGCATATCAGGCATCATTAGAAGCCGATTTCAAACGCATTTGTTTAGAAGAGCACGGTCTTCATAATTTGTTGTGGCATCCTGTCAAAGGATTCCGTGGCGATAAAGTTGCAAGGTTTCGCGGCATCATGGGTTTATTTGAACGCCACAAAATTACATTCAATAAGTATCGTAAGTTCCAAGCATTAACAGATGAGATCATAAACTTTGGTGTTAGCTCACATGACGACACGGTTGATGCATTAGTCTGGTTATGCAATGGTCTGATGACCAGAGGAAAACTTCAAATTGAATTTTAAAAATTTGCTTAAAGTAAGTTTATCTACTATAGAGTATTGACGAATTAGACTATCTACAGTACTTACTAATGGCCTCTAATTTCTTTTACGAAGGAATTGAACTTGAGCAAGATGCTTATGGTTCAGCTGTCATCAATCTTCCCGATGAACTTTGCCATGACCTTGGTCTTCAACCTGGCGAACGTTTTGAAGTTGAAGCTGATGAGGAATCATTGACATTCAAACGCATTGCACCTGGTTACGATATTGAGGCATAATAGAAAAAAGAAATTAACTCATGAGCGAAACTAAAACAGTATTCGACCAGATGTTGCGCTCCGTGGTCAACCGTGACCCAGGCGGTGGTGCCGATACGATGCTGATGAGTGCACACCTCAGCCAGATGCGAATGTTTGGCATCAGGCAGGGTGTAGAGTTTTATCCAGAGCAAGACAACTTTGGTACTCAACGGTTTGATTTTGTTCAACAAGTTATTCGGTTTAACAAGCTTGATGCAAGGCTTGATTCCATTTGGGATAAATTTTTAGCATATGGTAAGGGTCTCTTTTATATCCGCCCAACAGAAAAAACATATCGTTTGTATTGGTTTGATAAAGATGCTTATCGAACTTATTACACACCAGAAGGAGATCTTGACGAAGTTATTATCATCTATCCGTATAAAGTAAAATCCTCTCGTGGTTTTGCTGGTGTTGGACTTAGTACTGATAAACGGTACATGCGTCTTCGTATTACAGCGGATACCATTGAAGAGATGCATAGTGAACAAGAGTTAAGCTTCGACACTCCTCAAGAATTTACTGCATCTCAAAAAAAAGTTCTGACGAACACATTACAGTTTATTCCTTGCGTTGAAGTATTTAACAATCCTGATGCATTTGGAACTGATGGTAATGGTGAATTTGATTGGTTAGCTAATCAAATTGTTGCTCATGATGAAATGGTAAAAAACATCAGGGCAAACCTTTCTTTCTTTGGTAATCCAACACTTCTATCATCTAGACCTAAACAAGATATTGTTGAATCAAATAATACAGAAGTAGCACAACGTCCTAGTATTTCAAGTCAATCTGGTTTTACTTCTGACCTTAATTTATTTAGTTCTACTTATAAGCAGGATCCTGTAACGAGGTCTCCTGCGGGCTACATTGGTAGCCCTGGTGGCGGGATGCGAGTACCACGAGTGATTGCAAACCTGGAGCCAACAGATCGTGTTGGTTTTATTACTCCAAATGCAATCAGTACAGATCAAGCACGTTATGCAGAACAACTGCGTTCTGAAATTCGCCTTGCTTTGGGTGGTATTGATGACCTTTCAATTACAAATGTAACAGCAACTGAAATCAAATCAGCTTACGGTCGCGTTAGTGCTACTGCTAAAAAGAAATGTCTTCAGTTGTATAACTATGGCATTTGTCGTTGTTTTGAGTTAATGATCTTCCAGGAAGAACAAATCTTCCGTAAGACATTAGCACAAGCTTCTGGTATTAAATACCCTGAAATGCCAGAAGATCAATCAGAAGAAGCACTTGAAAAATATAACAAACAAAAAGCAACTTATGAGAAGAAACTTCAGAAAGCAATTGATACTGCTATTGAAACTAAAGAGATTCCAGATGGTGTTCTAGGACTTGCTCCTGATGGTGATCGAACAGTATCTTGGCGCTGGATGGGTCCAGTGTATGAAGATACTGCTCAAGATAAATTAAATCAATCTATCTTTACTCGTAACCTACAAGAGTTAGGGGTTGATAGCATTGAAGCACTGAAGTATTTGTTCCCTTCAAAAACGGATGATGAAATTGCCGGAATGCTTTCCGGTTTTCCATTCCGTATGGTGGGTCAAGTACAGAGGGCCTACTCTGCATTTATTGATCTAATCAATCAAGAAATGCGGACACCGCACCCGCAGCAACCGGATCTACCGATGGCTGCGGACCCACGTCTTGATCTCACTCCCTTCCTTTACAGAACTTTAGAAAGCCTACAAAAAGAGGTAACCTATGCAGGCCGATACCGCAGCGCCGAT